TAGAAAGTTAATTCATACAATGGATTGGAATGCTAATCCTGGTAGAAACCAAAAGTATTATGTTAAAGATAAGAATACAGGTAAGATACTTGGATTGATTTCATTAGGTTCAGATGTTACAACGATTAAAGTTAGAGATGATTATATTGGTTGGAAAAAAGATGACAAGTTTGTTGAACACAAATTAAACAATACAGCTATCGCTTCTACAATAGTTTGTGTTCAACCACTTGGATTCAATATGTTGGGTGGTAAACTAATTGCAGCTCTCACCACTTGTTCAGATGTTAGAAACCAATGGAAGAAAGATTATGATGATACTTTGGTTGGTGTAACTACAACATCATTATATGGGGCTCACTCTCAATACAATGGAATCCCTCACTGGAAAACACTCGGTGAATCAGCTGGTAAGATTATGATTAAGCCTGATGATTCAGTTTATTTAGTTTGGAACAAATGGTTAAAAGAAAATCATCCAGAAGAACACTTGAAGGCTATATCAGCTACAGGCCCTAAACAAAATGTTATCAATAGAATATTTAAACATCTTGAAATCAAAGGTAAAGATTATGAACATGGTTTCAAACGAGGTGTATTTTTCGCAAATATGTATGAGAATGGTTTAGAGTATTTGAGAAATGAAATCACAGATAAAGATTTAGTAATGAAACAAAAATATGTTTTGGATTATGATAGAATTAATTTTTGGTGGAAACCAAAAGCTATCAGAAGATACACAACATTATTTAATGACAATAGAATTAAACCTGAGACATTATTTTATGGTGATGTAGTTGGAATGACTTGGGAACAATGTAAAGAAAAATACTTAGGAGAAGTTGGAAGGTAATGAACATATTTAATTTTACAGAACAAAAAGACAATGATAAAGAATATAAATATAAAGTATTAGTTTACCCAAATATAACTTATATGAAAGACTTAGAAAAAGATTCATATGTTGTTGTATTGCGTAATGTTATTAAAGAGTTAAACAAAGTTCGTGATGATATTCATTGGACAATACTTTCACCAACAGAAGTCAAGAGTTTGATATTTCCAAATACAACACAGCTACCAATCGAGTTACCATCATATCCAAATGCTATGAGAACTCACTTCAATCATAAACAATTATTAAAAACAATTAATTGGAAGAAAAATGATTATGATGTTGTCTATACACATCTACCGGAACACACACTACAATTATCAAATATGTTTGTTAATGAAACTAATATTAATCCAAAATTTATTGGATATTGTCATTGGTTTGAAGTACCTGAAAATACTGCATATGCTAAAACAATGTTAATGCACAATATAGCTGGTATATTAGAAATGGATGAATGTGGAGTTAATACTGAGTGGTTAAAAGAATTGGTATTAGATAAAGCAAAATGTGTTTATCATCCAAGAGTTATTTCTGAATTGGATGATATTATACAACCACATTATCTTGGTGTCGATGATATTTCTACTGGACATAATTATAAACCAAAAACAATTTTATTTAATCACAGAGATAATGAGTATACAGGTTATACTTGGTTTGTAAAACAGATGGATGAGTTGTATAAAAAAAGACAAGACTTTAAAGTATATACAACACTTACAGATTTAGACAGACCATATGCTGAAAGAGTTAAGTTACATGGTAGAGATGATTATTTGAATTTTGTTCGTTCAATGCATATGGGTGTTGGTTGTTTTCAAAAATATTCTGCTTGGAGTATTTCAACAACTGATGGATTAAGTCAAGGTGTTCCATATATTCTTCCAGATAAGATGTGTTATCCAGAGATGGTGGGAGAACAATATCCATTACTTTATAAATCAAACAATGCTACAAGTTTTAAAGATACTATAGAGAACATGTTAGATAATCCAACTGTTAGAGATGAAGCTAATAAATATTTAGAACCAAAGTTGAAAGGATTTAGATGGAGTGAAAGAGTATTGAAGTGGTTTGATAATTGGAAACAAATAGAAGATTTAAAACCAATGTCAGATACAGAATCATATAAAAGAATTTTAGATTTTATTCACAATAAAAAATCAGTAAGTAAAAAAGATATTTTAGAACATTTAAATTGGGGTGTTCGTATATCATTTAGTGAATATAGAAATAGATTAAGACAAGAACCAACAATAAAATTTACAAAAGATAGGTATGAGGTAAGATGAAAAAACTAACAGCAGAACAGATACAAATGAATTGGCAAACACTAATGGACATAATTGAAAAACACATTGGTAATGATAGAAAAGAAAATCTTATGAAGTTTTACGATGACTTCAAAGAGAGAATGATGTTTGCACCAGCTAGTGCTAAAGCAGATTTTCACAATGCAATGCCAGGTGGATATGTTGAACACATTCTTCACATTATAAGTTTCTCACTTGAGATAAAACAATTGTGGGAAAAGAATGGAGCTATGATTAACTTTACAGATGAAGAGTTGGTGTTTGCAGCTATGCATCACGACTTGGGTAAGGTTGGTGATTTAGAACATGATTATTACATTCCACAAGATTCAGATTGGCACAGAAAAAATCGTGGTGAGATTTATAAACACAACCCAGCACTTCAATATATGAAAGTGCCTGATAGAGGATTGTGGTTACTTCAACACTATGGTGTTAAGGTTACGGATAAAGAATACATTGGAATTAAATTAACAGATGGTCTGTATGATGAAGCTAATACAGCTTATTTAAAGGGATATAATCCTGACTATAAGTTAAGAACTAATATGGCTTACATCTTACACCAAGCTGATATGATGGCTACCCATATCGAATATGATGAATGGAGACGAGATGAAAATGTGGAACAACCAATAAACACAAAAGTTCCAAAAACAAAAGATGAACAAAAGCAAGTAGACAATCTCAAAAATAAATTTGATGAATTGTTTAATTAGGAGATATTATGTGGATGGGTTTAACAATATTATTTTTCTTTATAAGTGTCTTTACATCTGTATTGACATATTATTCATTAAGAAGAATAACACAATATGAAGAATTGATTTTACAGATTCAACAAGTAATTAAATTCTCAACAGAGAAAATGAAACTTGTAGATTCTAAAGGACATTATGAATCAGACGATGAGACTGGTTTTTTCTTTGAACAATTAAAACAAGTTCAATTATCTCTTGATGGGATATTTGAAGAGGAGACAACTGATGCCAAAAAAGAAAATTGATAGTGTAAAAGAAGAAATAAAAAAAGTTGTAAAAAAGAAAAAACGTAAAGTTTATTTTGGACAAGAGGTACAAGATGCAATTATAGAATATAATTCAACTAAAAAAAGTAGTGAAAAAAATATAATTTATGGTAAAAGAATCCACGCAGCATTTGATAAGTTAGCTGAAAACATAATCAATACTTTTAAATTTACTTACTTTGATGACCCATTTCAAGATGTAAAACACGAAGTAGTTGCATTTATGGTGATGAATATGCATAAGTATGACCACACCAAAGGTTCAAAAGCATTTAGTTATTTTTCAGTAGTGGCTAAAAATTATTTAATTCTTCATAATAATAATAATTACAAAAAATTAAAAACACATGATGAAATAAATGTATTAGATAAATATGGAAATTCTAACTCAATATCAGAGTCTGATTATAAGACATTAACAAACGAAATAATAGAATACTTCGATTCAAATATGAATACAATATTCAAAAAAGATAGAGATTTAAAGATAGGATATGCTATAGTTGACTTAATGAAACAGAGAGATGATATAGAAAACTTTAATAAAAAAGCTATTTATATCTTAATAAGAGAAATGACAGATGTTGAAACAGCTCACATAACCTCAGTAGTTAATGTGTTAAAAAAACATTATAAAAAACTTCAAAACTTATATTATAAACATGGTTCAATAATACATAATCATTCAGGTTCATTCTTTTAAATACTAAACCCTCTTAAATGAGGGTTTTTTATTTCATACAATTTCTCACAAATTTTATATTTATATATGAATAAGTCTATCTATAGGAGATGATATGTCAGACGGAAAAGAAATATTTGAAGGAAAAACTTTCCAAGATTTAACAAAAGATATTTATGAAAATACAACAAAACGTAAAGTTCAAATAGATTTGTTAATATCAGAAATTCACGGATTTATAACAACCATAGATGACGTGGTATTGGTTGCTCCTATTATAAAAGAATATATGGATACAGCTGTTCGTAACGATGAACATTTAGTAAAACTAGCTGGTGTATTACAGAGAATTATATCTAAATCACAAGGTGAATCTGATGAATCAATGTTATTGAGTGATGAAGAGAAGGCTGAACTAATGGGAACACTTCAAGACACTGTTGATGATTTACAGAAAGAAAGTGAAAAACTTGAAGGAATAAAAAATAAAACTATTTCATCAGGATATACGGAGAGTTAAATGGGTTCAACATTTACATCATTTGCGGGACAAAAAGTTAAAGGATTTATGGGTAAAGAATATTCTGTACCAATATATTTACAATTTGTTCCTGGTTATTGTGTTGATGTTGTTCATTCAGAACAATCACTTGGATACAAGGGTGAGCAAACAATAAATTCTATATATGCAGTATCACATGTGGGGGGTGCAACAGGAAAAAGAAGACAGCAAACTTACAGTGAGGATAACAGATATTTTCCACTTTTAAGAAATCATGGAGACATACCAACAAAGGGTGACCCAGTATTACTTTGTACTATTGGTAAAATAAATTATTATTTGGGGCCTTTAAATACTATCAACAATAGTCCAACTTGGAATGATGATTTGAATTATAAAAAAGAATTAACGATTCAAAATCCAGATATGGCACAAAACACACAAAGAGGTGAACGTGGTGAAAGTTTTAACTTTAATAAAGAATTATCGTATAGTAGATTACAGAAAGTAAGAAAAGAAAATTTAGACTATGGTGATACTCTTAATGAAGTTGTTGGTGATTATGTGATTGAAGGTAGACATGGTAATAGTGTTCGTGTTGGGAGTAGAAGTAATAATCCTTATATTTTTATATCTAATCAGAGGAATAATGAAAATGTTTTTGAATCAGTATCTGATGGTAGTCTAATAAGTATTACATCAGATGGAACATTAGCAGAACATTTTCCGAGTTACTTTGATGGTGATGTGGGCTTAATAAATGAAAGTGGTGAGGAATCAGGTGAAGAAAGTGAAGAAAAATTTGGGTTTACTCTATCATCTGATGGACTCGAAGATAACACTTATCCAATTGGAACTATACATTCGGATTTAAACAATGGTGCTGATATTCAAGATACAATTTATGGATATAGTACAAATCAAATTTTATTTAATTCAGATAGAATAATTTTAAATTCAAAACTTGATGATATTTTTGTTTCATCGATAAAGGATATTTATATTGGTAGTGGTAGACATTTATCAATCAATGCACCAACAAGTATAAATGTTTTATCAGATAATGTTAACATTGGTAATCCAAATAAAGCCACGATGGAGTCTCTGGTGTTAGGTGAGGCGTTAAAAGAAGTGTTAAATGACATTGTTAGTTTAATACCATCAATAACAATAACAACACAATTAGGCCCACAATCACCAATGCCAACTATACAAGCTGATATACAAAAAATTACAAACAAAATAGAAAGTATTACAAGTACAAAACACAAAATAGAACAAGGATAGTTATGAAAAAGAAAAAACCAAATATAAAAACTATAATCAGACAAATCGTTAGAGAAGAAGTGGCTATGGCTATCAAAGAA